CATATACAAACAGTGGTATAGAAAAAATAGGTTCTGGTGAACAAGCGGGAACTTGGGGAACAACCACAAATAATAATTTAGATATTATAGATAAATCCATAAACGGAGTTCAATCTCTTACTTTAACTGGAACAACAGACACCTTTACTGTAGTGGATGGTAATATATCTGATGCAGGTGCTAAAGTTCTTGTATTGGGAGGTAGTCCTTCTGGAACTCACACACTAACTCTTGCTCCTAATGATGCAGATAAATTGCATTTAGTTCAGAATGGAACTAGTCAAACAGTAAATATATCACAAGGAAGTGGTTCTAATGCTACTTTAGTTGCAGGTGAAATAGCTTGGATTTTTTGTGATGGTGCAGGAGCAGGAGCCGCTGTTACAAAACAAACTATTTCGTCTTCTCCTGCTACGTTTACAGTAGGAACTGATTTAACTGTGACAGGTGATGCCTCTGTAGGTGATGATTTATCTTTAGCTTCTGATGGAGCTATATTAAATTTTGGTGCAGACAGTGATGTAAACATAACACATGTCCATGATACAGGTTTGTTGATAAATGCAGCAAGAGAACTTAGGTTCAGAGATTCTGATTTAAAAATATTATCTTCTGCCGATGGTCAGTTAGATATAGATGCCGACACAGAGTTAGAACTTACTGCACCTACTCTTCAAATGAATGTTACAACAGCTGATTTGAACGGCAACTTAGATGTGTCGGGTAATACAACATTAGGTGGTCAGTTAATTATGCCAGATGTTACTGATGCTAAAATATTGGTTGCAGATGGCACAAGTTATCAAGAAGTAGCCGTAAGTGGTGATGTAACTATTGCAAACACTGGTGCAGTGACCATTGCAAATGATGCAGTAGAAACTGCTATGATAGCGGATGGGCAAATAACCACTGCAAAGTTAGCAGGAAGTGTTGCAGTCATAGGCATGAGTGCTAAAGTAACTATTTCTGGAGGATCACCAGCAATAACAGCTTCAGTGAATACCGATGGAATAACAGACAACGGAACAGGTGATTTTACCATAGCCATTTTGACTGACTATGATAATGTTAATTTTGCTGCCACAGTTACAACATTTGATGATGACGGAACAAATAGAAATGTTGGAGACAATACAGTTGAAGCTCAAGCTGTGGGAACTATTCAAATTAAAACATATAGAGCCACACCTTCTGAAGCCTCTGTGAGGGGTGCCTTTGACCCTGATGGATTTTTTGTAATGTCTAATGCTCAATAAAGGATAACGTATGCCTTTTACTAAGTTACAATTTAAACCCGGAATAGTATCGGATGTTACGGCCCAAACTAATGAGGGTGGTTTTGTTGATGGTAACTTAGTTAGATTTAGATTAGGTTTTCCAGAAAAGTTTGGTGGTTGGGTAAAAAGATCATCAAACACTTATCAAGGTTCTGCTAGAAGATTACATAATTGGGTTGCTTTAGATAGTTCTGATTATCTAGGTGTAGGCACTCATTTAAAATATTATATTGAAGAGGGTAATACATTTTATGATATTACACCAATAAGAGTTACGACAAGTGCAGGTGATGTAACATTCAGTGCAACAGATGGTTCAACAACAATCACTGTAACAGACGTGACTCATGGTGCTAATGCTAATGATTTTGTTACGTTTTCTGGCGCTGTTAGTTTAGGTGGTGTTATAACAGCTGATGTACTAAATCAAGAATATCAAATTGTATCTATTGTTAGTTCCAATGCATACACAATTACGTCTGCCGTTGCAGCAAACGCATCTGATAGTGGCAATGGTGGCGGTAGTGTTGTTGGTTCTTATCAAATTAATACTGGAACGGATACTACTGTTGGTGGTACTGGTTGGGGTGCAGGGCAGTGGAGTGGTACAACATCTGGTGCTTTGGCAACACAGTTAAATGAAGCTTTGGATGCAAGTGAAACAGATGTTGACGTTGATGATGAAACGGGTATGACCACAGAAGGAGATGTTATTCTTGTAGATAATGAATTAATGAGAGTAACAGCATCAGCCGATGACAATACAATGGTTGTAACTCGTGGACATAGTGGTACAACTGCGGCTACACATGCAGACAACACTCTTGTTAGATTAGCTTTAGGCAACGCAGATCCAAATAATGATTTTGTTGGATGGGGCAATGCAGCTTCTGTTACAACAACAGGTAATCAAATAAGATTATATTCACATGATAATTTTGGAGAAGATTTAATTATTAATCCTATCAATGGTGGAATATATTATTGGGATAAATCAAATGGTCTTTCTAATAGAGCCGTAGAGCTAAGTGCCACAAGTACTTTTTCTGGTGAAACAAGTGTTCCTACTATTGCAAAACAAATTCTTGTCTCAGACCAAGACAGACACGTTATAGCTTTTGGGTGCGATGGATTGGGAGCAAACGCTTCTGCAGCACAAGGAGATGGTGTACAAGATCCCTTATTAATAAGATTTTCATCACAAGAAAATCCTGTTGATTGGTTTCCAACAACCACAAACACAGCTGGTGACTTAAGGCTTGGTGGTGGGTCAACATTCATGCAAGCAGTAGAAACAAAACAAGAGATACTTGTATTTACAAACAAAAGCGTTCACTCAATGAGATTTATTGGTCCTCCATTTACGTTTGGTATTAAGGAGCTTTCTAAAAACATAACAATCATGAGTCCTGCAGCAGCTATAGCAGTTGACGATTCTGTTTACTGGATGGGTGTTGATACCTTTTATATTTATAGTGGTGGTCAAACAGTACAACTGCCTTGTACTGTAAAAGATAAAGTTTTCTTAGACTTTAATTTTGAAGAAAAAGACAAAGTTCATGCAGGAGTCAATTCAGAGTTTGGTGAGGTAATTTGGTTTTATCCAACTGAAGGACAAACAACAGTTGATGCTTATGTTGTTTATAATTATCAAGAAAAAGTTTGGTATTATGGTACTCTATCAAGGGATGCTTGGTTAGATAGAGGTATAAGAACTTTACCAATGGCTACAGGTTCATCTTTATTATATAATCACGAAATAGGTTATGATGATGATGGGTCTGCTATGACTGCTTTTATTGAATCAGCCCCAATGAAATTTAGCCAAGATCAAGGGTTTTCTTTTTTAAATGAAGTGTTGCCAGATGTTAATTTTAATGGTTCTACATCTATCAACCCAACAGTAGATTTTACAATTAAATCTCAAAGATACTCAGGATCTGGAATATCGCAAACAGAAACAGGAACCGCACAAAGAACAGCAACAAGCCCAGTTGAGACTTATACTGAAAAACTTGACTTTAGAGTTAGGGGTAGAACATTTGCGTTAAGACTTGAATCAAGTGCTTTAGGAACAAAATTTAAACTTGGAACTCCTCAAATAAATATAAGGCAGGATGGTAAAAGATAATGTTAGTTTCTACTATACCACAATACGTTTTAGGAATAACAAATGCAAAGCTAATTGCGCCTACCACTGCAGCTATATTATATACAGCACCTAGTGGTGCTGATTTTAACAGCTCTGTTATTACATCAATAATAGCTCATGAACACAGTAATAATAGCGAAACATTAAGAGTTTTTATAAGAGATACTAGTAATAATGACTTTGAATTATTTGACAAAACAGTTGCTGGTCATGGAACAGAAGAGTTATTAACCAGAGACTTGGCACTTAAAGAAGGAGAGTCTCTTTATATAGAGGCAGGTACGGCTGACAGGCTTCATGTTGTAGCAAGTATACAAGAGTTTGCAATACACAGAACACCACAGAGTGCATTGTAATGACAGCATTTATGCTTGCATGTACATTAAATGGAATAGCTACTGGCGGTATTTACTTTGAAAATGTAAATTACTGCATAGATTATAAGGATAAATTAAATAATCAAACTTACATGAAGGAAAGCGAGCCACAAAAATATGAGTGTATTTGTAAACTAATTCCTTTTGTAGATACAGATAAAGTGAGGGTGTATTAATGTTACAAGCTTTAATAGGTCCAGTTACAGGACTTTTAGATAAATTTATACCAGACGCAGACCAAAAAGCTAAATTGGCTCATGAAATAGCCACAATGTCCGAGAAACATGCGCAGGAGGCGATGCTTGCTCAGTTAGAGATAAATAAAGCAGAAGCGCAATCTGGTTCTATATTCAAGGGCGGCTGGAGACCAGCAGTTGGGTGGGTATGTGCGATTGCGTTTGCATATCATTTTATTATAAAAGATTTGATTATATTTGGAGCTACATTTGCAGGTGCAGAATTACCAGAACTGCCTGAATTTGATATGGGCACACTTTTAACTGTTCTCGGTGGCATGTTAGGAATTGGAGGACTTAGGACATATGAAAAGCAAAAAGGTCTTACCAAATGATGTGGTTTTGGCTATCTTTAAGTAAGTTTTTTAATAATATAGGTACTTATTTTTATTTTAAACATGTAGAAAGTTTAAGAAAAAGACAAAGGAGAAGATAATGGATATCGATAGATTGAGACAAGAAATAGAAGCTGACGAGGGGAATGTTGGTGAAATTTATTTAGATCACTTAAAATTACCAACACTAGGTATAGGTCATCTTATAAAAAAGACAGATCCTGAGTATGGATTACCAGTTGGTACACCGGTAAGCAGAAAGCGTATTAACACTTATTTTAATGAAGATATACAAGGCACTATAGAAGATTGTGAAAAATTATATAAAGACTTCTACAAGTTACCAGAAGAAGTTAAATTAATTTTATGCAACATGATGTATAATCTGGGGTACACAAGACTATCAAAATTTAGTAAACTAAAAACAGCAATAAATAAAGGTGATTGGGAAAAAGCATCTTTAGAGATGAAAGATTCAAAATGGTATAA